CTGTAAAAACAAACCTGTGTCAAAAAAACATAGAATCCTACCCACCGGTGGCAATTGATTTGGTTAATGCCAGAGTGCCATACAATATTGATGCTGCAATTAAAGATGTTATTGCTTCCAGCTACTACGCCATTTTAGCTAGACATAGACAAGAAGCCAAAACAACAGAATTTTTCCAACAGCTTGAACAACAGGTGGCAGATAAAATAGCTGAAGGTGATAAAGAATTCACAGTTGGTGTAGATATACCTGCTCCACTTGAAACAGATCTAGCCGACGAAAATTCTGTGCCTACTACACAAGAGTCCGAAGTCAAGGTGATATAATGGCATCAAGAGGCTCAAGAAATATCATGAGAAGTGCCAGGTGCGTACTGGTTAAAACACAGTTTGGGAAAGTAGGGGACAGTGTTGAATTTACCATGCCAGAGCCGGGGCTGCTAACGCCAGAAAATTTCACAAGAAAAACCATTGTCACCGCTGGAAGTTTCTGTACCAAATTTGACGATGGCGATGATTATACCATGGTCAAAGAAATTTGGCCCTTAAACCAACACAGGCATCCAGGCAAATTTAGCACATTTTCTCTAGAGGAAAACAGCCAATACTATTGTGTAATTCCCTTGAATGGGTTGGAGTTAATAACTAGCACACAACAGCTGAATTCAGGAACCGTGGTAGAGCTGGCAGTGGGTACTATTAACTTTGTGTACGGACAAAACTATCAGATTAATTCAATTGACTATTCTGGTACCGACTTGTTTGCTATTGAAAAAAACCCTGCGACCTTAACAGCCACAGACACAGTTACCCTGGTGCAATGTCAGTCCAGGAGCAGCTAAATACAGCTATTAGGACACGCACATGTTTCAGCTTAGAAAACTCTATCGTAAAGACTACACTGGGGAAGAAATTCTGGTTAACACCAGTTATCGCAACGCCACGTGGGAATATGAGTACGAAACTGTGCCAAATCGTGTTACTAATCTACAGCGCAGTAATCATGCTTGTGTAATTGGCAACGGTGAAAGCAGAGCTAAATTTGATCTGTCCTTGTTGGCCAGCAATCAAAACAGCAGCAATCCTCGCTCCTTGCAAACCTACGGATGCAATGCACTCTACAGAAATTTCCATCCTACTTTTTTAATTGCCACTGGCAGCGATATCTGTGAAGAATTGGTCAACGCAGACTACTGCACAGATCGTATCATCTATTCCAATGCAAAAACACTGCTCAAACACCCAGGCAAGTTTTATCTAGTGCCACAGGATGTGCCTTGGAATGCAGGATCAATTGCCACCTATTTGGCCTGTTTTGATGGCCACAAGAAAGTATTTTTGCTGGGTTTTGACAACGGCGCTGGCGCCAATTACAACAACAACATGTATGCAGGCACACCAGGATATCCTCCGCGAGACTTCAATTATAATGATCTCTTTTTTGTAAAAACCATGGAACTGATCATGAAAGTGTACAACGACGTGGAGTTCATTAGAGTCATGCCCAATCCAAGATGGAGTCAGCCTTTGGAGTGGACTGCACTGCCAAATTATAGACAGATTGATTTCAGAGAGATGGGCATCCTGTCTGATCTTTGATTAGATTCTGAATGGTCTTGATCTTGTCAACAACCACCTGAAAACTAAAACTGCGCCACACCCCAGGATGTAAGGGTTTCGGATAGTCATCCAAAGGCGTCCAGCAATAGCCTGTGTGTTCTTCATTGAGCACAGGACAAAACTCCTGCTCCACAGTCATCATGAACGTGTGATCAACAAATTTGTTGTCGGTGCTGGTGAATTTTTCTATGGGAATGAGTTTGTTGTTGCTGGCATCAAATGCAGTTTCTTCTAGGATTTCTCTCACTAGGCCTTGCTGTATGGTTTCACCAGCTTCAATTTTGCCGCCAACTAGCCCCCAGCTTTTTTTGTGTCTGCGATCGCTGGGTCGTAACAGAAATAAAAATCGTTTAGTACTTTGACAGTAGACCAGTGCGCCAACACTTTCTACATTATTAGACTCCAGCGGCCGCCTCGGTAAATTCCGTCGAGTGCTCTTGTCCATGTTTCTCCATTCCAAAAATATTGAATACCAGTGGTTAAATTGGTTACATATTGTTTATCATCAGCACGACGACTGTCAAAACTTATAAACCAACGTGTGCCATCAAATTCAATGATATCATTGGCATGTGCAATCAACGGATACCCATTTGGGCTCCAGGCTGGCACAGAAGTCTGATCAGCTTCGCTGCCAATGTGATCAATTAATAGATATCTTGTGCCAGCGGTCACAGCATAGGTGCCTAGATTATCAAACAGAACAGTTTCAATGCCGGGTTTGTTTGGATCAATGATTGCATTCAGTGGGCGTAGTGTATTTCTAGGCGCTGTGTCCGGGAACGGATCAAATATCATCAGATTGGGATCAGCAGGATGTACAGCCACAGTGCCGATGATTTCTCCACCACTGTCTGGCTGTAGTCTAATCTGTGTAAGCCCTGGTCGTAGTTCTCCCATCTTACTGGTAAAGGATTCCCAACTGTAGTCTGTGCCTGCACGATTCACAAGATAATCACCTAGCTCGTTTGGATCACCTACAAACGGACATCCATAATTTTCCAATGGGTTGGGAACAATATTACCGCTGCTGCCTAGAATATTCTGCACACTCTTGACATGCACGGTGTCGTTTAACAAATAGTCACTGCCTGGTTCGTTCAACCAGATGATTGGTGCTTTGGCAGGTGCCTGGCTGGGATCCAGAGTAAAGTTACTGGGCAGTTCACCATTGGAACCGTTACGCCAACTCACTGTGGCACCAGATCCACCGTTAGGACTAATCAGCGGCACTTTGTTTCCACTGCTGGGCCAACTGTTGCCTGCACTGCGCACAGTAAAGTTAGTAATGCCACCGGACTGGTCCACTTCAAGTATTTTAACCCTACCACCGCGTCCTGTGGCAACATTGCTGCCGGACATTAAACTTGGCGAGAACACTGTGTCGGACTGTCTTAACAAGCGCAGTTGATTGCCACGAAGTTCTAGACTGAAGTTCATTACATTGGTAGCACGATTCATGGGCAGTACGGGAGTAGTTGTTCCACCAAACCCGCCGCCCAGTGCCACAAAAGGATCTTCGCCCTCAGGATCAAATGCATTGTTAAAAATCTTTTCCACAATACCCATACGACTCACCCGCACAGCAGTGCTGATCCATATGGGCATTTCAAAAGTCAATGTGGCGATACTGATGCTTTCGTTGTCGCCCATGGGCACAGTTCTACTGTCCCATAGTGTTTGTGTGAGCAACACATAGGTCAAACTGGTCCAGTCCACATAGTTGTCGCTGCTTTGTATTTCCAATGCAGGATTAAACAGAACTGCAATCTGTTCAATCAATTGTAATTTTTGTTCTGTGTTACTGGTCCAGATGTCTAACTTTAATTGTAATTTGTACGGCACAGGCATAGGACGTTCAACAGTGAGAGTATCACCTTGTTCGCCAGTGGGTTCACCTGTCTCCGGATCAATGCGACGTTCGCGAATATAGGCCTTGCTGATCATGAATGGATCTTGCATGCGAGCTTGATCAAAGTCCAGTGCAGAAATGTACACAGCCATGGCAGGCACCGTGGGCGTGGCATTTTCACTCACCCCACGCAATAAATGCGCTGCTTGTCTGCTTTGGTCACCATACATCACAGGCACTGTTTGCAAGGCCAGTGCGCCGGTGTTTTCGTCATTGGTGCCAAACTGCACTTGAAATCCGCTGACCATGCGTATGAACTGCGTGATCAGTCTACGGATTTGATTATCATAAAAAAATGGAATAGCTTGAATTGCCATTAGTTGTCTGCCTTAGGTTTACCAGCCGAACTTAGACTGCTGATGCCGCTGCGAGTGTTGCCTTGATAGTCGGACCAAGTTTCTTCCTGTAGCCATTGTGCTCTAAAGGTCTGGTTGGTTGGTGATCCTGGTGTGAGATCGCTACGAGTGACATCTTCCACCTTGCGCCAGATCTGACCGTCCCATCTAAACAGTCTATTTGGCACAAAGTCCAAGCGTAAAAAGTAATCGCCTTTTTTAGGTTTCACAGGAAATGCCACGCCAGTGGCCACGGTCATGCCGTTTGGTCCAATACCATCACCTACCAGATAGCCTTTGGTCTTGCCCAGTGGACTGGCAGTGCCACTGCTGGCCTTTACTGTATTGGTGGCAGCTTTGCCATTTCCACCAACAGACAGTTGAGGAACCAGCATGGTTATCACTTGTCCAGCATAGGCAGTGATTGGTTCAGTTACTCTAACACTGGTATTACTCAGTTTGCCAACAATGGTTACCACATTGGAATTAGCTATACTATTGCTCTGCAATCTGCCACCAAAGATAGCCAAATTGGCATTAGCACCTAGGAATACTTCTGTGCTGTTGAACACAGAGGTACTGGCAACAAATTTTACAACACTGCTGCCATCTGCACGAATGGTTTGATTGTTGACTTTTTTGGCACGTGGCACAGGCTCATTGGTTTCAGCATCAGTTGGAAACACATAGAACTTGCTGGTGTCGTATCCACTCTTGGGCACCAATGCTTCTGCTTGTTCAATCACAGCTTCATTGATGTTCTTGTATTTTTCATAGTTACTGATATATGATCCCAGACTGGCCACATTGGCGTTGGCCTCAAACGGATCACTGCCCGGCACTGCCTTGATCTTGTTAAGAATGTCTTTGAATTCTTGACTGTCAACCATGGGTTGGATCTTGCAACGCCATAGATGTGGGTACCAGGTAGGACTGAATCCTTCGCTGGCAAACGAACAGTCGCTGACCACATAAAATCTTTTCAGTGCCACAGGCACACTGTCATCTAGAGCCCAGTAGTCAGTAAGGTGTTGCAGTTCTAGTACATCGCCAGGAATTAGTTTACGACCTAAAATCTCCACACAGTCGTTGAGATGAAAGGTCATGAACAGGGTGCCTTCTGCTAGAAATATACCAAATTGGCTTAGGCTAAAATCTTGATCTGCTCGCT